ACCACATGACAAACAAAGAGAGATTCATGATGCCATCAACCATGGCCATGAGAAGTATTATGCTCTCAACATTGGAAGGCAGTTTGGCAAGACCTTGCTTGGAATCAATCAACTACTTTGGTGGGCCATCAATGATAAAGGTTGCCGCATAGCTTGGGTAACTCCAGTTTATAAGCAAGGCAAGAAAGTCTTTGCTGATCTTGAGAGAGCAGTTGCAAAGAGTGGATTGTTTACTTTCAACCGATCAGATCTGATGGTGAATGGCTTTGGCTCCACAATTGAATTCTTTTCAGGTGAGAGACCAGATAATATCCGAGGTAACACATTTGACTATATGGTTGTGGATGAGATGGCCTTCACAAGACCAGAGTTATGGGATGAGGTCTTGAGTGCAACTGTCCTGGTCAAAGGAAAGAAAGTGATCTTTATCTCAACTCCAAAAGGAAAGAATCATTTCCATAGATTGTGCATGCAACCAAACTATGATGACAGATATGCTTACTTTCATTACTCATCTTATGACAATCCGATGATTGATCCAAGAGAGTTGGATGAGAGGAAGAGGTCACTGCCAGATCATGTGTTCAGGCAAGAGTATCTGGCTGAGTTCATTGATAATGCCAGTGGTATATTCAAGAATGTTCATGAGTGCATTGGCTCAGCATCAAAGACTCAGAAGATGTTCGCTGGCCTTGACATTGGACGAGCTGATGACTACACTGTTCTGTCAATCCTTAATCAAGATGGTCAGATGGTAACAGCTCACAGATGGAGGCATGATGAATGGACCAGGATAATTGACAAGGTTGCTGAGCTAATTAAGCAATACAATGCCATCACATTGGTGGAGGTGAACAATCAAGGTGACGTGTTCTTTGAGATGCTCCAGGCAAGATGCAAGAATCTGATCCATCCATTTGTGACATCCTCCAAAACAAAGCCAATCATCATTGAGGATCTTGCTGTGGCATTCGAGCAACAAGCTATCTCAATTATCAATGAGCAATGGTTGATAGATGAGCTTGATAATTTTAGTTATATTTACAATCCGAATACCAGGAATGTGAGTTATTCTGCACCAGCTGGATTGCATGATGATGGAGTGATGTCAACTGCATTGGCATGGCATAGCAGAAAGGAATTCACAAACCGAGGAAGATATATGGCTTTGAGAGTATGAAACAACTTGAAATAAAATTACCAACCACATTATCAGCATGCACACCAGAACAGATGACTCGCTGGCTGATGATGGCCGAGGCAATGAAAGAGCAGAGGGATGATGACATCACACAGCTGTTAATCTTCCAATGTCAATTGCTCAGTCTATTCAGTGGAGAGTCAATCAACAAGATCAAGCGAGCTGATATTGAATCAATCCAAGTTGCTGCCAACCATCTCCTCCAGTTGTTGGTCACTTATAAATACCAGGAGCCAAAGTCAGAGATTGAGGTGAATGGCAAGGTCTATTGCTTTGAGAAAAACTTTGGTCATGTCTCAACTGGTCAGATCATTGACTTGAAACTGATTGAGGATATCAGCCAAGATCCATGTCAAGCATTGGCAATTATGTATGTTGAGAAAGGCATGGAGTATTGTCAGGAGGATGATAGAGGCAGAGTGCTCAATCCTAATGAAATCAGATACAATGAATTCAAGGAAAACTTTCCAGGTGATGAGTTCTTAAATTTCTTCAGTTTTTTTTTGGACTTATCGGAAAAGCGGAGGCTCGCTATATTAGGGATACAGATGGCGAGACAGAGGATGGAAATGATGATGATGGAACAGGACTTAAAGATTCAGAGTGGTTCAGTTGGACAACTATCTTACATAGACTATCCAAAGAAATGGGACTCAGTGTGGCAAAGGTTACACAACAGCCTTATGTGACAACATTATTCTGGATGAACTATTTCAGAATAGTGGATGAGAACGAACAAAAACGCATATTAAGAAATGGCTGATTTTGATTTTCTTGAGGACTTTGGTATATCGGCTCAAGATGCAGAGCAACCAAAGAATGCATATGATAGATTTATCATTGAGCTTTCAAATCAGCTGGCAACTGAGTTCAGAGATTACACAAAGAAAGTTGCTCAGAATACTGGAGCATTGGCAGCATCAATCATTCCAGTTCCAACTGGACAGCTGTCATTCAGATTAGAAGCTGAGGATTACTATCCATTTGTTGATGAGGGAGTCAACGCTGTTGGCACCAACAACTATGGGAGTCAATTCTCATTCAGATATCCTGGTGTCAGTCACAACATGGCAACAGCTATCAGCCAATGGAAAGGGCTTGACATGTCGCATGCTTATGCTGTGGCATCCAACATCAAGCAAAGAGGATTGCAACCAAAGAGAATCACTGAGAATGTGATCAATGACCAGGTACTGGAGAGGATTGCAAATGACTTGGCAGAGCTAACTGGTTTAATGTTTGAAATAAATTTTACAAAGAATGGCAGTAACAATATATAATGAGCCGCAACTAATTTCACCAGCTGGAAATCCATTGGTGTTCACTTTCAGCAGCAATCAGACTGCTCAACCGAATTTCAGTTTTATTGTTGAGGTTTATATCAACTCAACTCTGAGATTGACTCAAGAGGTGTTCAGGCAATTCAATACTCTTGGGAGGATTGATGTATCTGAGGCTGTTCAGAGTACATTGACAAGTCCATTGGTTGTTGATGGAAGTTTAACAACTTTCTATGATACTGCCATCAATGAATACTATATCATTGTGTATGAAAAGTATGGAACGACTCCGACAATTCAAGCCAGTGATACAAGCACAACATTATATGGATTCAATGCATCATTAAGACATCAGGACTGGATTAATTTTAACTATTATGATTATGATGCAAGCACAAATAATCCATCAACTCCAGGCACATTGTTATTGACATCATTTCCAAGAGCTAAGAAATATTTTTGCGGATTGGATGAGAGAATCTTTTTGGGCTCACTTTGTACAGATACATCTGTCAATGTCAGATTCAGGCTGAAAGATATTACTGGAACAATTATTGCCAATGTAGTGACAAATATCACATTAGATAAATTACTTGTTGTTGATGCATCTCCTCAGACAATAATTGACAATACAACTGTGACTCAAGCCAACTTTGATGATGCAGCATATTATGAGGTGATTATCAGAGGGACTGGAGTTGGAGCCAACAATGGATCATCAGAAGTTTTTGTCATTTGGATTGATACTGAATGCAAGAGATATGAGACAAAGAGATTGCATTGGCTCAATAAATTTGGAGTATGGGATTCATTCACATTCTCATTGGTATCAATTGACTCAACAACAGTACAGAGTTATGGCTATCAGAGAGAAAAAGGAGTTTGGGATGGTAATAATTACACGTATCCTTTTTATCAAGGTGAGAAGGTTGATTTTGCCAAGACAGCATCTGATCAGTTGACATTGAACTCTGACTGGATCAATCAAGATGTTCAACAATGGCTGGTCAGAGAATTGCTTGAATCACCATCAGTGTATCTTGAGGTTAACAATGGTAATGACTTTGAGTTAGTCAAGGTAACCAACACAAACTATCAGCTCAAAACAAGGAGAAGAGATGGCTTGATTCAGGAGCAGATTACAATAGATAGAACATATACATATAGATCACAACTGAACTAATGGCTGGAGAATTATTCATTAATGGGAGGCTTGTTGACATCAACCAGGATGCTCCATTTCCTTTGACATTCAACATCAGTGACATCAAGGATTTGAATGCGAGGAAGGGCAACAAGTCCAAGACTATCACCTTGCCAGGAACAAAGAACAACACAGCTTTGATGCTGAGTGTATTCACATTATCAGCAACTGAGAATATTTCAGGAACTGATTCTGATTTTGTTGACTTTGATCCATCCATAAAGGCAGAGGCACAATACTACCAGAATGGTTTGCTTGAATTCAATGGGGTTGCTCAGTTGATGAGTTGCAAGCTGTTGGATGGAATATGGTCCTTTGATATTACCTTAGTGAGTGATACAATTGACTATATTTCAAGGCTTGCTAAGATTAAGGTTAATGAGCTTGGATTCTCAGAGTACAATCATGCCATGACTTATGCTAATCAACAAGACACTTGGAATGGTATCATTCAATTGAATGGATTACCATCCAGCAACCAAGACTCACAAGGGTGGACTGGCAAGGGGTATTACTACGGCTTGATTGATTACGGGTTCACGCGTCCAACACCTTCCACCTTTGGAGTTGAGCATATTCCACCGCAAGTGTTTTGCTATGAGGTATTGGAGAAAGCTTTCAACTATGCCGGCATAACTTGGGATAGTACTTTCCTTGAGAGCCAATTATTCAAGAAGTTGTTGATGGCTTATCCTGGTGGAGATCTACCAACCATCACACAAGCTCAAGCTGATAATGATTCACTATTCACAACTGAAGATAATAACACTGGAGGCTATATCTTTAATGGATCATTCCTCAGTTACATTGACACGAATG